GGATCCATTAATTCACCATTATAAATAAAATAATGTGGACTATCTAAATCAAATCCTTCAATACCCGCCTCACAATTTATTGACATTAATTGAGTAATATCTCCATCAAATCCTCCAACATTAGTACCCATTCCTACACCACTAAAGAAATCGCCAACATCAAATTTACCACCATTTATATCCAATCTATAGTTTATTGCATACTCTACAATATTTGCTGGGTCTTGATATGAGGTTATATTAACATCTCTAATTACAGAACACGTCGGGTCAATTCTTGGGTCTTGACATATTTCATATAAGAATTCGTCTCTAACCCCAACGTCATAAAATGTTGTTGGGTGTAGGATTTCTCTATATGGTTTATTTAAATTTGGTCTTTGTCCGATGAATCCACTTGTTGGATTGTATGGTGTTGCTCTATAATAAAATTGTTGGTCGAGTATATTATAAAAAACCAGCTCTCTTGGATATTTTGAACCTCTTTGATTTAAGTCTAAAACATTTACGTCGTCCCATTTTATTCTCTTATCAAATTTAAAAAAGTATAGTACTCCGTTTAACCAGTTATCAATGAATGAATAGTTTGTTACTCCACCACAAAAGAAAACACCAACTCTTTTTCTTCGATACCATTCTTTTATTACTGATTGATTTTTAGATGTTCCATCAATAACAGGAACAATAGTAACAACACCATCTCTAATTTCAGTTAAACCTGATTTTGTTTTTTTAGAATATGAGTTATCTCCACCTTCCAAATCTGCAATTTTTGGTAACCTTCTTGTGGATGTTGTTCCCGCAATTGTAGCAACTAATGTATAATTCGCACCGGGACTTGTTGATGATTCGACATATGCTGTACCCGTATAATATGGTTTACCTAATAAGTGAAATGAGTTAGTTGTTCCACCATAATCATATGATGTTCGTTTTGATGCTTGATACCATCTTGGGCCATTTGGATTACCGGCATTTGATACATCTGTTGCGGTACCATAACTTCCAGATGATGACCATAGATATGTCAACACATTTGTTTCATCATAAAATTTATCATATTTTGCACACCCTTGTTCAATTACTAATTGACCTAATGTTCCGGTTGTTTTTACACTTCCCTTATCGTAAAGTCTAACAACGGCATATAAGTCCTTTATTCTATCGATACCTCCATTAGAATAATCAACTCCCGCATATGTTGACCAATATGAATATGACATTTTAATTGCTGGAACATTTGTGTATGTTGTTGCACCACCTGTATTATATTCTCTATATGTGCTTGGTGTAAATGACGCAACTCTTTCATATACCTCCACTTGAGTAAATCCACCACCACAATCTATTAATTGTAATGTTGCATATCCACTAGTGGTTGAACCACTTGGTATTGTTATCGTTTGTGTTCTAAACGTATAGTTACATGGATTTCTAATTAAAAGTTCAACATCTATATTTTCAGTTGCATTTATTGGTCCTCCCGCCAAATCAACATATTCAGCATAAACACTTTGATTTGGTATAACTGTTATTTTTATTGAATTACCAGTATTTGTTGGTGTTGTTACTGTTACTAATTGGAAATATGCATTTAATTGTGTATCAACAAATGAGGAATTAAACTCCGCACGCATCTCATTAAATATATCTGTTGCCGGGTCCGTACCAACTAATGGATATATACCCCCAATAAATCTTCTTTCCGATGTCGCATTTGGATTAGTGTATGTGTGTAATAATGTAATTTGACTTTCAGTTATTCCAGTTGCGGATGTTTCTTTTGCCGATTCTCCACTAAACACATCGGGTAAAAATGTCGTACCCGTTGTTGTACTTGTATTTAAATAATTCGGTGTTTGTCCAGAAAGATATACTAAATAAATAAAACCATCGTATGGTACAACTTTAGTTTTAATTTCAGCACTTCTATAATATAAATTAAGATCACTTAAACCGGCGGTTTGTGTTGCACTATCAACATCGGTTGTACATTCTTCACAATCCGGATAAGTTGTTAATGGTAAAATTGTTTGACCACCCTCCATTACTCTCATTGCAAACTCCCTTAGTCCGACACCAATATTCATTAAATAATGACCACCTAAAAAATTAAATCTCATTGCAGCACCACCCACACTCCACATAACTCTACCTATGGTTTCAAAAACAAATATTTGTACAATTGTAAAAATATATTGTACAAATAGTAAAACTTCAGATAATACTAATCCAAATTTTATTCTGTTTCTAAAAGCAAAATTGGTTGGTAAATAATTTGCTTTACTTGTACAATCATCTTCTGTATTTGGTCTAATTTCTTTTAAACCTAAAAAAGCATCTCTTCTTGAAAGTCCTAAAAACGATTCTCCCGCAGATACTTCGTAATGTGAACCTTGGAAGGATGAAACTGTATAAACCTTACCAAAAATAAATTTATAAAAAACATCTTGTGGTACACCTAAATCACAACCAGTACACGTACCCAACATAAATGATTTTTTGTCATTTTGATATGTTGTTGACATTTGTGATAATGTAACACCAGATGGTGGAACAATATTTAAATAATCTTCAAATACATCTGAAAATTGATATGTTGTTAATAAATCTTCACGATACTCACCCAAATCGGCCTGACCATATATGTTTGAATTATATTCTCTAATTTGTGGTACTAAATAATTTGCGGTTCCTGTTTTTTCATTGTTACCATCAAGTGAAAATTTAAATCTTGCAATTGTGGTTGTTGGTATACCTTTGTTTGTGTCGTTGGTAATTTCTTGTTCACCAAATTCGTTTGTAAAAACGTATTCCAAATTCATTGGTAGTACTACCATCGCAGAACCATCTTCATCAATAGTTTCTGATGGATTAAAATATTCTAATTGGGGGTATAATGTTGTTCCATCTGAACCATAAACTTTTTTACCTGTGTATCTAACCGCCGAAATTTTACCTTCGGTTGTTTGTAAATTACACTTGTAACCAGTATTTCTTCTGATGACTCCGTTTCTTTTTACTGCGTCCCCATTATCATCTGTAATTGTTGACGTTAGAATTAATGATATTGGTTCAATCCTAATACCACTTTGTGATATATCATAATCCGCTCTTGTTATACCAATTTCACATAAGTCAAGATTACCCCAAAACGGGAAAACTTCGATAGTCCTATCGTATTTGATAATTTGTGGTAATCCGTCAATATCTGAACTTGATTTAAACTCATAATATCTTTCAAACTTCTCAATACCTTCACCTCTTTTAATAAAATCATAAGGTCTTAATGAGAAACAACCAATATCAGATAAATCTAAATCAACATGTAATATTTGTTTACCAACTGGTACACCCCAAATCATGAAGTCACCCGATTCGTTAGTCTTAACGGTATATCTATAATAATTTTCGTATACTTCTAATACTTCCTCTCTTGTTAAAATATCCGATTGGTCGGGAAAGGTTCCTGTTGGTTTGTGTCCACCATGTTGTTTTCTTGCAGGTAATAGATTATATCTATAATTGTCATCATTTTTATCTGAAACTTCGGTGTAAGGATATAATGCGGAAATTACAGGGTCGGTTGAATCTGTTTCGGTTTGGGGTACGAATATCGATACTCTAACATTAGGTATACCAAATCCGTCATTTGCGGTAATTCTACCACAAACAACCCCATAATCCGCACAAAGTGATGTGTAAACATCGGTTTGTGAGAATTTTAAGGATAAAATTTCTAGTTGGTCATAGTCTTGTTTTAATTCGACCGTAACCTTCTGTTCTTTACCGATATTTGTTGAAATTCTATGTTTTTGCATCATTCTCTTAATAAATAGAAAGCATGTGATTTTCTACTATTATAACGAAAAAACATTTTAGTATGTAGTCGTTCCTATAGGTTTAGTTCTTACCCTTATATCACTATTTGGGAATCTAATTTGGAATATTTGATTTGACTGCATGAATACCGTCATATCAATTTGTTGTATCTCTTTAGTTGTACTATCTTTATATGATTGTGATACTTCAGATGATGAATAATTACCCCCTATTTTATTGAAGACTTTTATTTCCACGACGTTAACCACACCAGCAATTGCACCAATTTCTCTCATTAGGTCACCTATAAACAATGGGTCACCCATTTTACGTTTATCGATTGCAAAAAATAATGTAGATGTTTGAATTACTTGTTTTATAACGTCGGTTGGATTTTCGTTTTTATCAATCATTAGGTCAACATCCAATCCTAAATCAATAACTTGACCATTTGCAATTTCAATATAGTCGTTAATCATTCTATATTCCGAAAGATAACTTAATATGTTGTTTTTTAATGTGTTAGATATTACATCGGTTAGATTACCTTGGTCATCATATGATAATAATTTTACTCTAACCTTATTATCTTCCTCCATTACGTTAACTTTAGCTGGTGCTCCGTATGTAGATGGCATTGTCTCAATTAATGACTTATAATCATTTAATGTTACCGCTCTATTTTGTGCCGCGAAATTATAAGAAATCATGTTTCTAATTTCTTCGATTGTAGGTTGGTCTGCTCCTCCCACAGCTGCGGTTACGTTGTTAACCCTTAAAGATAATTCAACTTGTGAGTTAATTGCGTTATTAGGACCATTTATGTTAAATTCAATATTATCTATACTCGTAATGATATTAACCCCTAAATTCGAATCTTTACCCCCACCAATACGATATTTCACAAACAATGTCGTGTTTGCTTTAGGTATTGACCCCAATGACATGTTGTTTAAATAACTAGCCAAATTAACTTTCAATTGACCTGTCATGTAATTGTCTAAATTCTCTAATGGGTCAACCGATCCACTACCAAAGGTTAATGAAAAATAACTTTCAGGGGTATATTCTGTGTAGAATTTATTATTAACTGGTAGGTAGGTACCCGCCTTAAAATTATCTTTATCAGATACTGCAGTCGGGTCTTCTATGAATACTTTGTCTTGTATTAGTGATTTAACTTCATACCATTTATTTGTAGACGCATTAAATTCAGAAGATGTTGGATTGGTTCCGAAAGATGTTCCTTCTTTGTGTATAACCCCTACTACACCTAAAACATTTTGTTCAGGTAGGAAAAGTTTTAAGAAAGGTTTTTGGTCTAACTCACTTATTACTCTTCTATATATTCTTGTTACTCCGTTAACTACGGGTTCTCTCTTTGTAATTGTGTAAGAAACTAACGTATTATTACCATCAAAGTTAGGTATCTTTAATCTGTTTGGTTCTCCCTTATCATTAAACGGACTTGAAAAATCAATATCGTTAATTGTTTCAAATATTTGTCCTCCACCTGAAACTTGTGCACCGATTCTTAGTATTCCCAAATATCTTTCATCTTCTTTATCACCACGAACAGGTACGTTTATTGAGAAATCACACAACGCAACTGATGGTCTTGTTCCAGGAATTTTTATACCATATGTTTTTGCAATGTGAAAAAGAGATTGTCTTTGTTGTGCAAAGTCCAACATTGTTTCTTGCCAAACCCTATCAATGTGAAAGTGTAAGTTATCTGCAACTGCAGCATTTAAATCTAATAAAACTGAGAATATGGATGCATCATTGGTGTTTTTAACCAAATCAGGATAATATTCTCTTGTTAGATTTACTAATTCTTGTCTTAGTCCTGCAAAATCTCTAGTTGCGTATGATATTTTCTTAGCCATTTTAAATGTTTAGTATTATAAAGTCCGAAGATGAAAATGCTCCGTTATTAACTGTATATTCAATTTTCACTACTGCGGTGTGTGGTTTAGTTGTGTTGTCGGAAACCCTAAATAATCTCTCATCTTCATCTTGATTAAATGTTCTAACAGTATCAGGGTCATCTTCTGCAGACATAACATCTAAATTTGTTATATCTAAATTTGGAATGTATTTTTTAACCGATTCTCTTATTTCATCCTCAATTAAATCAAACGTAACGGTATCGTTTTGGTCAAAGATATATTGGTATAATCTTGAACCAAAATCGGGTAAAAAGTAACGACTACCTCTTTTTGTCAATAAAAGATGTATAAGATTCGCTCGTACTTCTCTTTCAGGTGTTGTTGTTAATTTAACATAATCACCCTTTAAACTATCTCTAAATGGGAAATCAATTCCATATGTTGTCGCCATGAATATAAATATAAACTAATCCAAAATGGTAATAAATAAAAAATCCAACCTAAGTTGGATTTAATATTGTTTTGACATTAAAAGGTCATTTTATGAACCACATCCTTCACATTCGAATGGTGAGTCTGTTGGTCTTTCAATTGTCATTTGTAATTCGGGTGTATTCTCACTAATAATTGGATTATTTGTTGGTGTGGTTGGATACACTGCGGGTTGTTGTCCTGTCGATTGTTCTACCGATTTTGGTGTAGATGTATCAACTCCTAATCCCTTTAACGCATCAACCGCAGCTCTCGTTCTTAAGTAGTACATACCCGTTTTTAATCCTAACTTCCATCCAAATAAATGTGCCGCTAATAACTTAGGTTTAGTTGCATTATCAATGAATAAATTCAATGATTGTGATTGGTCAATAAATACACTCCTATTTGCCGCCATTTGTAAAATTCTCTTTTGTGACATTTCCCAAACGGTCTTATAAACCTCTTTTAATTCTGTTGGTAATTCTGGAATATTTTGAACCGAACCATTTTCCATAATTAGTTTATTTTTAATTCCTTCATTCCACATTCCAAGATTTAATAAATCTTTTACCAAATGTTTATTAATCATAACAAACTCACCACTTAATGTACGACGAGAATATAGATTAGTTGTAAATGGTTCAAATGCTTCGTTGTTACCTAAAATCTGTGCGGTAGAAGCTGTTGGCATAGGTGCTACCAATAATGAGTTTCTAACTCCAAATTTGATAACATCTTTTCTTAATGATTTCCAATCCCAACGACCAGATAAATCAGAATCAACTTTATTCCACATTTGATATTGGAAGATTCCTTTTTCAATCGGTGAACCGACTATTGTTTCGTAAGCTCCGAATTCTTTAGCCAAATCTTTTGATGACGTCATCGCCGCAAAATATATTGTTTCAAAAATATCAGTTTGTAGTTTATCTGCGTCATCAGATTCAAATGGTAAATGTAACATACATAATACATCTGCCAATCCTTGAACACCCAAACCAACAGGACGATGTCTGAAATTTGAACGTTTTGTTTCTTCGGTTGGATAAAAATTTAAATCGATTACGTTGTTCAAGTTTTTTACAACTTGGTAGGTATATTCGTATAACATATCGTGGTTAAATTCACCATTTACGATATACTTAGGCAATGCGATTGAAGCCAAATTACAAACAGCTTGTTCTGTTGGTGATGAGTATTCTATGATTTCTGTACATAAATTTGATGATTTAATTGTACCTAAATTCTTTTGATTTGATTTATAGTTAGCAGGATCTTTATATAACATATAAGGTGTTCCCGTTTCGATTTGTGCAGTTAAAATTGCATCCATTAATTTTCTTGCCTTAACCACTTTTCTACCTAACCCTTGTTGTTCGTAAGATTCGTACAACATAGTAAATGTCTTTTCTTCAGGTGTATCATATGCGTCAGATAAACCCGGTGCTTCATCGGGTGAGAACAATGTCCAATCACCATCTTCCTCTACACGTTTCATGAATAAGTCAGGTGTCCACATTGCTAAGAATAAATCTCTCGCTCTCATTTCTTCCTTGCCATGATTCTTTCTTAAATCAATAAACTCATAAACATCAGCGTGCCATGGTTCAAGATAAATTGCAAATGAACCTTTACGTTTACCACCTTGGTTAATCCAACGAGCAACCTCATTATATGTTTTCATCATTGGTAATAGACCATCAGATTCTCCACCTGTTCCTTTAATATATGAACCTTTAGCACGAACATCGTGTACGTGTAATCCGATACCACCAGCCCACTTAGAAATCTTTGCAACGTCAGCAATTGTATCGAACAACCCGTCAATGTCATCCCCCTTATTTCCAATTAAGAAACAAGATGACATTTGTGCTCTTTTAGTTCCCGCATTAAATAATGTGGGTGTTGCATGTGTATAAAAATGTTGTGACAAATCATCATAGATTCTCAATGCCATTTCGACATCACCTTTACAAATACCAACCGCAACTCTCATATAAAGATATTGTGGTCTCTCAACAATACGACTACCAATTTTTAATAGGTAAGAACGTTCTAAAGTTTTAATTCCAAAATAATCAAAATCTAAATCACGATCTTGATCGATAGCTCCATCTAAAATTTCTTTATTTGCTAAAACAAATTGGTATACATTATCATCAATTAATGAAGATTCTTTACCTGTTTTTGGTTCAATGAAGGAGTGTAATTCTTTCATTGATTGTGAAAACTTTTTAGGTGTTGTTTTATGTAAATTGGAAACAGCTAATCTACCCGCCAACTTCGCATAATCTGGATGTGTTGTTACCATAGCGGCTGCAGTTTCTGCTGCTAACACATCTAATTCAGTTGTTGAAATCCCATCGTAAATCCCCGAAGTTACTTTTAGGGTAACAAACGTTGGGTCGATGTATTCCATATTTAAATCGTGACAAAGAACACTAATACGTTTAGTTATTTTGTCATATCTCATCTCTTCTAATTCACCATTTCTTTTTTTTACTTTCATTTTGTTAAGCCTTTTTTAAATTAAAAATCTACATCACCAAACGCAGAATCTAAATCTTCTGATACATTATTAACTCCCGCCTTTTGATATTCAGCGACTCTTTTTTCAAAGAAATTTGTTTTACCTTGTAATGCAATATTCTGCATAAAGTCAAACGGATTTTCTGAATTATAAACCTTAGGTACACCTAACGCGACTAATAGTCTGTCGGTAACAAATTCAAGGTATTGTGACATCAAATCCGAATTCATACCAATTAAACGTACAGGTAATGCCTCAAGAATAAATTCTTTTTCAATCTCTAAAGCTCCACAAATAATTTCTTTAATTCTCTCTTGTGGGATTTTATTTTCAATATGATTGTTATATAAATGACAAGCAAAATCACAATGCATACCCTCGTCTCTTGAGATTAATTCATTTGAAAATGTTAATCCTGGTAATAAACCTCTTTTCTTCAACCAAAAAATTGAACAGAATGAACCTGAAAAGAAAATACCCTCAACTGCAGCAAATGCTAATAATCTATCAACAAACGATTCAGAATTAATCCACTTAAGAGCCCACTCCGCCTTTTTCTTAATTGCGGGTACGGTTTCAATTGCATTAAACAAATGTGCTTGTTCTTCTTTATCTTTAATCAATGTGTCAATTAATAAAGAATATGTTTCACTATGAATATTTTCCATCATAATTTGGAAACCATAGAAAAACTTAGCTTCAGTATATTGAACTTCGTTTACAAAATTCATTGCTAAATTCTCATTAACAATACCATCTGAAGCCGCGAAAAACGCCAATACGTGTTTAACGAAATGTTGCTCATCCGCATTTAATTTATTCTCCCAATCTGATACGTCTTGACCTAAGTCAATTTCTTCTGCAGTCCAGAATGAGGCTTCTGATTGTTTATAGAACTTCCATAAGTCATGATGTTCGATAGGGAAAAGGACAAACCTTCCTGGGTTGTCTTGTAATATTTTTTCTGTCATTTTTTTTATTTTATTTATTTGCTAATTCTTGTCTTCTTTTAAATGCTTCAGCTGCTCGGTTAGCGTTGATTTGTGTTTTTTGTTCCTCGTGACCTAATAAGGTATTTTGTGATTCAGTATCAATTTCCAAATACTCGTTGTTAAACTTGCAATTTTGGAATACTACACCATCTTTACCAATACGAGATTTAAGTAATGTTAAGGTTGCTAAATTATGTTCTTTTTGCTCTAATGTTTTACCAATAGATAAGATAACGTGAGCAATTTGAGCTTTCTTAATTGAACCTCCCATTTGGTCTCCTGTAACTACCTCACTAGCTATCGATTCTCTATTACCTTGTGTGGCAGTCCAAATAGCCATATCAAATTCACCAGTCATTGATTCTAAACTTCTCATTACCGAACCTTCTCCTTTCCATTCATCACCATTGGTTGATTTGTCTGATGAGATACAATCCACGTAATCTAAAACTAACAAATCAATTTTAGTACCTTCTGAATTCATTTTTCTGATTTTATTTTTAATTTCAGAAACGGTAACATTATCACTTGCCAATTTTAATAATTTAATACTACCTTTTGAACGTTGTTGAGCTTCCTCAATTTTAGCCTTAACTTCCTCAACATTATCTGGTTGTGAATCAGGTGCAATACCTGTCCAAATCGTATAGTGTTTTCTTTTAATGTTACCCGGATTATCTTCAAAGAAAATCTGAACAACGTTGTAACCTAAGTTATAAGCTGTATTCGCAAACTTAGTAAGTAAGGTAGTCTTACCAGTACCTGTTGGTGCTAATACAATACCTAATTCTCCGATTCCCAACCCACCTTTAAGTAAGTTGTCAATTCCGACAATACCTGTCGGTAATGGGTGTCTAAAGTCTTTTTCTAACGCTTCGTCAATACCATGGAATACGTCGGTTGCATCATCATTTGAAATACCTACTTGAAGTGCTCTTTGGATGATTTGTTCAATCTTATTATAAGATTCAAAATCTCCATTATCGATAATACTTTGTACTCCTTTTAATTCCTTTTTTAAGTTTTGTTGTTTACAAAAGTTAAGAGCTGTGTCCTTAACGTAGTCAACTTGTTGTTCGTTGTTTTTAATTGCATCTAATGTATCCGCGTGTGATTTAGATGAGGTGTTATTACCACCTTCCGCCATAATTTTCTGTGCAATTGTATTGTAATCGGGTATTTTATTATAGTTTTTATATAACTCCTTCATATTTTCCATAATGAATTTAAATGAGTTATTGTCAAAAAACTTACTCTCTAATACGTCGATAATTGTTTCTCCATATTTTTTATCTTCAATGATTGCCTTCAATAAAGATTGTTGAAACGAAAATCCTAAATGCCCAAAATTTCTCTCTTCCATGTGTTTATTTTATAATGTGTGTTTAAATTACAATTGATAATTCAAGTATGTGGTTTCCAATTCTTCCGAAGACAAGATGTCAGTTAGGTCTGACAAAATACGCTTCAATTTTGGACGAATATCAACAGTATACCTAACCTTTGGATGGTAGTAATATGCTGGAAATATTCTTTGAATAAATACATCTTCATTCAACTTAATTTCCAATAAAAAATGTTCTCTGTCCTTCTCGGGGGCATCTTCCACATAGTCCGAAGATAGGAAATAATTTTGATTTTCACACAAATAATCGGAACTTTTTATTTTTAAATCTTCAGAAATATCCTCACAAATATTTTTTACATAATAATGAAGATCCATAGAACGTCTCGCGTCTTCCACATGATCCTTAACGTTAAAGAATCGTTGACAAATGATGTTTCCCTCCAATGTTAATAGGAATTCAAATTTTGTGATGTCTTGTTGTTGTTGGTAGTTACTCATAACTTTTGATTTTAATTATTTTTTTTTTATTTTTTTCTTTTGTTGTTAATCGAAGGAATGGGTTTAAGAAATTAACGAATCCATCGTCTGATTTTGGTAATAGACTAAAAATTCCGTCGTCCCTCATCATTCTCATAGCATTTTTGTAAGACCTACCTTCTTGGTCCAAATTTTCATTTATTAGTAAATCTATGTTTTCTTTAGCCTGATCGGTTAAAAATGGTTCTTCCAAACTTACGATACGATTGTTTATATCAAAAAACTCCTCACCTAATACACCATATTTGGTAACACCTGTTAGTAAATTTGCAATAAGTTTGTTGTGTTTGTCTTGTCGAAAGATTTCCTCACATTTGTTCTTAACTTGTTCAACAGAAATTTGTTCTGTTTTTAGTTCAGGGAAAACAGATAAGAATCTTTTTACTCCCATTCCTCTTATGCCAGCAATGTTGTCTGAAGAGTCACCACACATCATCTTAACCAATTTAACATTTTCGATTAAGATTTCCTCGTGGTTATAAACAATTGTATCGTTTTGTTTGTAAAGTTTTCCGTGTGACGGATTGTAAATTTGTGTATTTTTTGAAACGAGTTGTGTAAGGTCTCCGTCTGAAGAATAAACTATTTTGTTTTCTTTAGGGGAATTTTGAGTATAGTAAGCGATGTTGTCATCAGTCTCACAATACTCATATTCTCCTTGTCTTACAAATAATTCCTCAAGATATTGTTTCACTCTATCTCTTTGGTAAGAGTAAGAACTAATCTCTTCTTCAGAACGGAGTCGTGATTTTCTGTTTTCTTTGTAAGGTGCGTAAATTTTTTTACGAGTTTGAGAACCTTCCAATCCATCCCAAAATACTACTATCTTGTCTAAATTGTACGTCTCAAATGTTCTTCTAAGAGTATTAAGAAAATGATATATTCCTCCAATATGTTCTCCCTTATGAAAGGCGTTTTTAACGCCATAGAAACCAATCGTAAGTAAATTGTCGCCATCTACTAATAAAACAGACATTAAATAAATTTATTATAAATCACTTTCCTCTGTTACAACTTGTGTGTCCAAGATGTCTGTAACATTAACACCTAATTGTTTACCGATGTACTCTCCGTTATCACGTTTGTACTCTTCGATAGAACGTTTTTCTTCAGTATCGTCTTTACCATGCATAAATCCTTGTGGAGTTACCAAGATACGACCATCCTCATATCCACCACCATTGATGTGGTTCTTACTGATTGAGATTTTAGTACGTGTAGCGATTCTGATTTTTCTCTTATCTTTAGTGATAGAGATTTTAGTAGTTCCCGCACCTTTTTGGTTACCGAATAAGAATACTAATGATGAGTTTAACCAAATGGCTTCACCACCTTTAGCTTTGATTTTTGGTTGTCCAAAAGGATTGTCAGGTAATTCTACCCAAGGTTGGTTAACAATAACCAATGTACTTGTGTAAGGTTTGTCAGTTCTTCTTGAACCCGCGATACGTTGATTGATACCCATACCAATTTTATCAGCTAAAACTGACGCATTGTGTTGTTTACCACCTTTACCATCGAAAGTCATTTTACAAGGAACTGAACCTACCGAATCCCAAAGGAATAATAAATCGTGAGGAATGTCTCCTTTTTGTTGTGCATCTAACAAATCATTGATGTAATCTGTAATTTGTTCGATATATTCAAAATCACTGTTAAAAAGGTAATCACCCTCTTTGTCAAATCCCATCAATTCCGCGTGTTCCCAACTCCATTTTTGTTCTGTAATGATGAACACAGGAATAATTCCTTTCTTTTGAGCATCTACCGCAGTTTTAACTAATGCGGTTGTTTTACCCGTATCACTATGTCCTAATAACATATTGATGTGACCCATTGCTGGACCCGGTAAACCTGTGGCTTCTAAGAAAGCATCTCCTAAATCAAAGAAACGGTCTGGTTTATATTCCGCCTCTTTTGAGAATTTCTTCTTAATTGCCGAGAAATCTGTTTTTTTAATACCTGCCATTGTGTTGTTTTTAAAAATGGGGTGGATATTTCACCACCCCTATGAATTAATTAGAACGGTAAGTCTCCGTCAGCGTCATCATCTTCTTGTGGGTCAACCACAGGTGTGGATGGTGTAGATGGGGTTGAAGTTCCTCCAAATGTTGCTTCTCCTGTTGAATTTGAAACGAATTTTTTAGCTTCACTATCCCAACGAGGTACTTCTCCTCTTGCTACCATTTCAAGATAATCTTCTCCTTTTTTAGAATAAACATCTGCCCAAGTTAATTCATCATTAACCCATTGTTGAGCAATTGCCTCATCTGTGTGAAGTGGTGCAGAATCATCAGGTATTACTGAACTGATTGTTGTGTATTCTTTACCATTACCCGCTTTAGTTAGGGATAAAGTAAGAATCAAATCACGACCAGTTTTTGCGTCTGATACATCACCTTTAGTTCTGAAAATTGGGTGGATTTTATCTAAAACACCGTCTGATTTTGTATTGTGTTTAAATCTCCAAAATTTTGGTCCGTCTTGTTCGTTATCACGGTCG